AGGTGCCGTCGCCCGCGCTCGCGGGCACGTTCGGAGCGGGCGCGTGCGGCGTCGCCGGGTCGTTCTCGACCGGCACGACCGCTGGCGCATCGTTCCTGACGGCTACCGCAGGAACGACGACGACCATCACGACGAACCAGACGCTGGCGCGAGATCTGCGCGGCTACAGCGTTTTCTTTGTCGGCGGCACGAACGCGGGCAAGTTGAAGACGATTGCGTCGAATACCATCGGCGCAAACGCTGTCATCACGTTCACGGACGCCGAGGCGACGGCGTTCGACTCAACATCTCAATATCGATTGAAGACGCCGGTTTTCTTCGTTTTGGGCGCGGGCACGCTCGCGAGCGGCTCTTTCAAGCGATACGACTTCGCGACGAATACCTGGGTCACGCTCGTCAACACCGGCCTTCCGGCGTCATGGGGCACGGACGGTCGGCTCGTTTCCACGCCAGCGTGGATCGACACGGGCTTCAAGTCGTTCGCTACAGGAACGGCGACGGCTGGCGGTGCATCAACGCTGACAAACTCGGCCAAGACCTGGACGACGAACCAGTGGGCGAACTACCAGATCCGCATCAGCGCTGGAACAGGGGCGGGGCAGATCCGCACGGTGGCGTCGAACACCGGCACGGTCATCACCGTTTCGAGTGCCTGGACGACGACGCCGGACGCGACATCTCAGTACAGCCTTGAGGGCAACGACGACTTCATTTACGCCCTCGGCAACAACGCCGTGACGATGTACCGCTACTCGATCAGCGCCAACACCTGGTCTACGCTCTCTCCAGGCGTGGCGCGTGCTGCTGCACCGGGTCTCGCGGCGTCGGGGAGTTGGATACACAGCGTGTCCGCCAGCGACTGGAACAACGAGAACGCGATCCTAAACGGGCGCTACATCTACTCGTTCCGTGGCGGCGCGGGCGCTCTGCTCGACCGCTACGACATCGCCGCGAATAGCTGGGCGGCGCTGACGTATTCGCCAGCCGTCGAGACGTTCACGACGGGCACGAAGTGGATCTACAGCAAAGACGCGATCTACGCTCAGAAAGACGCGACGGGTCGCTGGTTCCGTTATGACATCGCACAGGCGAGCATGGACGGCTGGACGACGATGCTCTACCCGAACGGTGCGGCGGTCTTGGGCGATACCGCATTCGATGTGACCTACCGCGATGGCGCGACCGAGATCGACTACATGCACATCGTGCTGAACACGTCTGCGGTCCACATGCGCCAGATGGTGATCTGATCATGACGATTTCCGATCTGATCTCCCTCGCGCTTGCGCGCCTAGCCAACTTGACAGCGCAACGCACATCGGCGGTAACGCTTGGAGACGCGGTTCGCATCGCCCAACTGGACACCGAGATCGCCGAGACCGAGGCCACGCTGGCGGCGCTGCGGGGGATCTGATGGAAACGCTCGCAGAACGCCTCGCCCGTCCAGATGTAGCCTCACTGCCCGACTGGGCGGCTGCGGCGTCGCTGAACCAGCCCGACCCGACGCTGCCGGCCGTTGTTGAGTGGCGTCAGACGCAGATCGGTATCGGCTCGATCCTCGATGCGCTTGGGCCGACCGCCGGCGCGACGTTCCTAGACGCGCTGGAGGTGCTGGCCGAGACCACGCCGGTGGTGCGGTGGGGCCTCGAACTGATCCGGGGCTCCGGCCTCGACCTCTCCCGGCCATCGGCACGCGCGCAGCTGGAGGTGCTGGTCGCTGGCCGCATCCTTCAGCCCGAAGAGGGCGAGGCGCTGCTGGAGCTCTCGCGGCGCACGCGGCATCCGTCGTGGGCCGAGGCCAATGGTGTAGCGGTTGACGCGCGGGCAGTCGGCCTGGCGCGTGGAGGTCGATGATGGCAGTCGCGAAATGGTCTACGCCCTCGACGCGGTCGAGCAACATCCTCTCGACGGTCGCGAACTCGCTGGCGAACGGATCGGAGAGCAGCGTTGTCACCTACGACAACAGCACCAACCGCGATCTCTACGCCGTGTTCACGCTCAAGCTCGGCTCGATCACGTCATCGACCGGCGGGTCGGTCTCAATCCGCGTGACGATCAACGACGGCACCGACACAAGCGACAAGGTCGGCGGCGATGTCTACGTCCTGCCGCTGACGAGCGGCGCGTCTGCCAAGGTCAATGTCGTGCAGGTCAGGCTGCCGCCGTTCTCGCTTCGCTTGTCGGTGGTCAATAACGCGGGTGTGACGCTGGCGTCGAGCAGCAACGAGTTGTACGTCCGCCCCTGGAACGAAGAAGTGGTCTAATGCCGCGCGGGCTCTCGGACTACGATAGCGCGCGGATACAGGGGCGGCTGTGGACGCCGGAGGTGTTGCGTCCTGCGGCGTGGTTTGATGCGGCGGATCTCAGCACGGTCACGAACACGGCCGACGGCGTGTCTGCGTGGGCAGACAAGAGCGGAAATGGCCGCACGATGTCGCGGTCCTCAACGACATTTAGGCCGTCGCTTCGGGTTGAAAATAGAAATGGACTAAGTGCTATCGAGTTTGTGGACAAAACGCCGGTGGGTGGTCTCGACACTCGAAACGACCGTATCCAAATGGCAACAGGCATAAATGTCCGGTCAGCATATGTTGCAATGAGTAGGTCGGCCAACCCCATCTCAAACGGTTACAATTTCATCTTTACAAGTGACGGGGACAATGCAGGCGGCTCTTATAATTGGTCCGGACCTCAAACAGACGACATCCTGGCAGATTCTTTGTATGTGAGCGCCGACTGGACAAACGGGAGTAATTTTCGGAGCGGATCTTCAATAACCATAACGGCTGCCGGTTCCGGACCCGTAAATGTCTGGTCATGCTATTCGTTCCTCTGCTCTAGCAATATGGTTACACAGGGCATCGGATGGGATCGCATCTATCATGGATCATGGGGCTTGTATGGAGAAGTCGCCTGGTTTTCTGAAGCTCACTCAACGCGGGAACGTTGGCTGATCGAAGGCTACCTCTCCCACAAATGGGCCATCCCCCTCGCCGCTGGCCATCCCTTCGCCAACCGCCCGCCGTTGATCGGGGACTGACATGCTGCGGGTGAGGGTTCCCGGCTCTGGTCTGTTTACGCCGCAAGCAAAGGCACTAAGCGGCCTCTCGTTCTTGTTTTCTCCGCTGCTCGGGCATGGCGCGGCGACCGGCGCGACGGTCGCATCTCCCGCCGCGACGATCATCGTCGCTGCGAATGCTCCGAGCCTCGCGGCGGGCAAGAGCGTCGCCGTCCCGGCCGCGACGATCACGCTCGCCTCGACGGCTCCGTCGATCAGCGCGGGCAAGCGCATCGACGCTCCCGCCGCGACGATCACGCTCGCGGGCCTTGCGCCGACCATCCAGGCCGCGACGGGTCCGTCCATCGTCGTTCCGGCGGCGACCATCTCGCTCGCGGCCAGCGCGCCGAGCCTCGCAGCGGGCAAGAGCGTCGCCGTTCCTGCTGCCGCGATCAGCCTCGCGGGCAACGCTCCAGCAATCTCGGCGGGCAAGCGCGTCGTCGTCCCTGCCGCTGCCCTGCTTATGGGCGGCGAGGTTCCGGCGATCCGGACCGGCAAGAGCGTCGCGATCCCGGCCGCGACGATCAGCCTCGCGGGCAACGCTCCGTCGATCAGCGCGGGCAAGCGTGTCGTCGTCCCGGCGGCGACCATCGCGCTGTCGGTATCTGCCCCGACCGTCTCGGTCGGCGACGCCATCACCGTTCCCGCCGCCACGATCACGCTGGCCGCGATTTCGCCGTCGCTGGCAGCGGGTAAGTCCGTCGCGGCACCCTCGGCCACCATCGCGCTCTCTGCCGCGCCACCGACGATCCAGGCGGCGTCCGGCATCAGTATCGCGCCGCCGACCGCCACCATCCTCCTCGGAGGCGAAGCGCCGTCGATCAGCGCGGGCAAGTCCATCACCATTCCGCTCGCCTCGGCTCAGGTTCTCGCGGCGCTTGCGCCGCAGCTGGCGACGGGCAAGTCCATCGCGGTCCCGGTCGCCACCATCACACTGACCGCCGCGTCTCCGACACTCGCGGCGGGCAAGGCCATCGAGGTCGCCGCTGCGGCCATCGCCATCGGCGGCATCCCGCCGCGCATCCAGCTTATCGCGCCTCCCGGAACGCTGCGCGTCATCCGCGATGCCATCAGGACCGCCTGGGATGCCCGCTGGCCGCATGGAACCAGTTACCGGGTACTCTGGCAGGTCAACGACAATGAGAGCGTCCCTGAGCCCGGCGAGGCGCGTGCGTGGGTGCATGTCGTGATCGACTTCGACAGCGAGGATGTGCGCGCCTATGCCGGCGGTCGCGAGGCGTCGGATCGCGAGTGGCGCGGAACGGTCGAGATCCGCGTGGTCGCGGAGACCGGCTATGGCGACGACGCCGCGCTCGACCTTCTCGATGACGCGGTCAGCGTTTACCGCTCGCGTCGCGAGGCGGGCCTGTCGTTCATCGAGGGCTCGACCGAGATCTTCGACAGCGCGACCGAGGACGGCGCGTGGTTCGTGCGCGGCACAATGATGCCCTGGACCTACGAGTACCGCGCATGAGCCTTCGCAGCACCATTCGCACCGAGATCAAGGCAGTCTGGGATGCGCGGTGGCCGCACGGCGAGACCTATCGCGTGATCTGGCACGAAAACGCGCATCCCGACACGCCGACACCGGGCGAGGTGCAGCACTGGCTGCATTTGCATACCGAGTTCAGCCGCGAGGAGATGCGCGCATTCGGCGGCGGATCGCTCGCCAATGAGCGGCTCTGGTTCGGCGCGGTCGCGGTCCGCGTGTTCAGCGAGGTCGGCATCGGCGAGGACGTCACTCTCGACCTCCTCGACGCCGCCGTCGTGGCGCTCCGCGCGCGGCG